AAGGCCGGTTTCACGAACCGTCCGCTCGAAGTCCGGCTCGATCTGCTGATGCAGGATCATCAGGACCATCGCGGAGATGCCCAGCCATTTGTGGACCCGGTACATGCGGTCGAGTCCGCCGAACAATGGCTCCACCAGAGGCGGCCGTGCGGCGAGGATCAGGGTCTGCGCCATTGCGACAACCGCCGCGGCCCCAACTGCAATGCCGAGCGCCGCATCCGCGCCATAGGGCGCATAGGTGTTGAACCCGAGCAGCGCCGCCAGCAGGCATGGCAGCGCTACCAGCAACGGGCCCATCAAGGGCAGAGGCGATATGACGGGAAGCCGGGGCGGTGTCGGAAAGCCGGGCGCCGGGACATCACTGGCGCGATGCACTGCGTCAGTCATCGTCGCCTCCTTCGCGATCCCGGCGGGGGCGATCGTCGTCGTCCTCGTCCTCGTATTCGAACTCGATCACCTCGAGCGTCGCCGGATGAACGGTCACCTCGATCCGGCGCCCCTCGGCGTCGCGGCCGTCGATCTCGTAGCAGCCGTCGTCGATCTTGATCCTGCGCACCGTCCAGCCGTTCTCCTCGGCCAACCGGGCGACGGCGTCGCGCGGCTGCCAGTCGGCCATCGGCACGAAGCAGTCGTCGTCCGCCAGCGCGACACCGGCCGGAAAGACGGCGAGAAAGCCGAGAATTGTCAATGTCTTCTTCATGGGCCAAACTCCTCGCTGCGGCCATCTTGACGAAATTCATGCGCGGCGAAGCTGACGGCAGCCTGAAGGGACGCAGCCCCGCCGCTTCAGCTTCTTGTCAGCCAGACGGATCATGGAGGGTCATCGGAAGAGGACGGGGACGAGGATGCGAATCCTGCTGATCGAGGACGACACGGTGCTTGGCGCGGCGGTGCGCGACCAGATCGCGGCCGATGGGCAGTCGGCCGATTGGGTGATGCGCCTCGATGCGGCCGGCGACGCGGCGAAATCCGCGTCCTACGATCTGATCCTGCTCGACCTGATGCTGCCGGACGGTCGCGGGATCGGCTTCCTGAAGAGCCTGCGCGCGCGCGGTGACGTGACCCCGGTCATCATCCTGACCGCGCTCGACCAGGTGTCGGATCGGATCGAAGGGCTGAACGCGGGCGCCGACGACTATCTCGTGAAGCCCTTCGATCTCGCTGAGTTGTCCGCGCGGATCGGGTCTGTCGCTCGACGCTACAGCGGAAACCCTAATCCAATCGTCACCCACGGGCCGCTGGAAATCGACCTCGCCGCCCGCAGCGTTCATCGCGACGGCAAGCTGGTGCAACTGACCGCAAGGGAATGGGCGCTGTTCGAAGCTTTCCTCGCACGTCCCGGTCAGCTGCTGTCCAAGGCACAGCTGGAGGAGAAGCTCTACGCCTTCGACGCCGAGGTGGAGAGCAACACCATCGAGGTCCATGTCAGCCGCCTGCGCAAGAAGCTCGGGGCTTCGGTCATCGAGACCGAGCGCGGCATGGGCTACAGGCTGGGCAAATCATGAAATGGCCTGCGAGCCTTCAGGGCCGGCTCGGCCTGTCGCTCGGCCTGGCGCTTACGGTGCTGTGGCTGCTCGCGGCGACGGTAACGGCCGTGATCGTCCGGGGCGAGCTGGACGAGGTCTTCGACAGCGCCCTGCGGGAGACTGCGGAACGGATCCTGCCGCTTGCGGTGACCGATATCGTCGGGCGGGAAGATCAGGGCGTGACGCAGCGGCTCGCGCCCATCCGGGAGCACGACGAATTCTTCACCTACCTCGTGCGCGATGCCGAGGGGCGCATCCTGCTGCAATCGCACGCGGCCGACCCTGCCGTGTTCCCACCCTGGGACGGTCAGGGGTTTCGGCAGACCGCAACCCACCGGCTCTACAGCGACGCGGCGCTTCAGGACACGATCCGGATCACCGTGGCCGAGCCGCTGGCCCATCGCGCGTCCGTCGCGCGTGAGATCCAGATGGGCCTCGGCCTGCCGCTGCTCATTGTGCTGCCGATCGCGCTGGCGGCGATCATTCTTGCCGTTCGCTTCAGCCTTGATCCGCTGCGCCGGTTCCGTGCTCGGCTGGATGCGCGCGGCGCCCGCGACCTATCGGAGGTTCCTGCCAGCGATCTGCCGACGGAGATTAGTCCATTGGCCAAGACGCTCAATGGCCTTCTGGCCCGCTTGCGCGAGGCGTTCGAGGCCGAGCGCAGCTTTGCTGCGAACGCGGCCCACGAGTTGAGAACGCCTCTGGCCGGCGCAATCGCTCAGGCGCAGCGGCTGAGGGCGGAGACGCAGGAGTCGGCCACCGAAGCTCGTGCCGCCGAGATCGAGGCGACACTCAAACGTCTGACCCGACTCTCCGAACGCCTCATGCAGCTTGCGCGGGCCGAAGGCGGGCGGCTGCGGATGGACCGGAGCGCAGATCTCAGGGAGGTTGCACGCGTGATGGTGGACGATCTTGAGCGCGTCAGCACGAAGGGCCGCATCGCGCTGACGCTGCCGAGTACAGCCGTCATGTCCGACATCGACCCCGACGCCTTCGCCATCCTGTGCCGCAACCTAGTGGAAAACGCGCTCCGGCACGGAGCCGAAAACATGACGGTCGACGTCACGTTGACCGCGGACGGGCTGCTGTCTGTCGCGAACGACGGCCCGGTCCTGCCACGCGAGATGCTCGACCGCCTCACGGCGCGCTTCGAAAGGGCGAACGCGAATGCCGACGGTAGTGGGCTTGGCCTCGCCATCGTCGCCGCCATTGCTGGCCGGATCGGCAGCTCGCTCATCCTGGAGTCGCCACGTCCGGGTGCATCATCCGGTTTCCAGGCGTCGATCAGGTTGCCAACTGAGGTCTCGGACACCACCGCGAGGCGCGACGCGTAGCAGGAGACGGGTGCCGGAACATCAGCAAACCCGCGCTTGGTCCCGCATCACGGCATAATCGGCCATCATGTCCGCGACCGCCGAGCCCTCCGGCAGGAGAGCCAGTTCGTCGGCTGCCTGCGCCTGAAACTCCCTGCTATATTCGACGACCGGCGGACATGCCCCGTGTCCGCCGAGGTCAGAACTGACTGTCGCGCAGCCGCTCAGCCAGATCGTCGCGAGAACGAGGGCGACGCGCGGTCGCCTCGAGCATCCGTCTCTGTGCGTCATGGGTTTTCTCCATGGTCTCGATCTGCTCGGCCAGCCGGCCGGCGCGCTCGCCGGAGCGTCGCAGGGAAAGCAGGAACAGAAGGATCGCGAGTGCGATGACGCCGTAGCGGAGCGCCGTGCGCGCCCATGCGGATCCGGCGAGCGTGGCAAGGAGCCCGCCGATCACCGCCGCCCCCGGCGCCAGTCATCGAGGCGGGCGTAGATCGTGACCGCGATGCCGCCGAGAGCGACCGCGATGAACACCCACCGCAACGTGTCGAGATACGGCACGAGTGGCAGGATTGCGGATTGGGTCTCCGCCAGGACGCTCTGCGCGACCTCCACGCCCGCAGCACCCAACGTCGCCACACCGGCCGCGCCACCGCCCTTCATGGTGCGGCTGGCGGCCAAAACCTCTCGCGCTGGTGGCGTTTCTTCGGCGAAGGCAGTCGCCCGGACCGGGAACCGTTCGCCCCACTGTCGCGCCGGACCGAGATCGACATGGATGAACCCCGAGCGCGGGTAGAAGCCGAAGCCGAGGAACCCGACCTCGCGCGCCGCAGCCTCGAACGCCACCGGGTCGTGGTTCGCCATGGCGATGTCGAAGGCGGCGCCATCGAGATGCTTCGACCGGGCCGCGCCGCCGACGGCACGGTTGTGCTCGGGGCTGCGATAGGCCGAGCGGACGATCAGCGGCTTGCCCAGCCGGTCGCGGAGCGCCTGCAGCTTGTCGAGGGCGGGTTCGTTGATCAGCAGCTTGCCGGTGCCCCGGCAGGCGATCTCGGCGGGCGAGAAGTTCGGCCAGCGCCAGGTGCTCTCGGGGACATCGCGCCAGTGGTCGTAGAAGGTCGTGGTCATGGGATCCTCCAGAAACGAAAAACCCGCCTCGAGGGCGGGTCATTGCGGGCTGATGAATGGGGGATGGGGCGCGGCTACGGGCCGCCGCCGAAGATCTTGAGCTTGATGGCGATGCCTGCGAGCAGCGCCAGCATGACGCCGGTGGTGATCATGCGAACGGCGGTCTGCATCGCGGTGCGCCGCACCAGACGGATGCAATCCACCAGGGAGCGCAGATCGCGGATGTCGAGCGCGGCTTCGTCGCCGTCGAGCCCGACATCGGCCAGCGCGCGCTTCGCGCCTTCCTCGGCCGCCCGGGTCAGGATCGCTTCGAACTCGGCGTCGGGCATGCGGACGTAGCCCTCGGATCGGGGTGGGGTCATCGGGTCCTCCTTCCGCCGCTCAGCCGATCTTGCAGCCCCAGAAGGACGTGTGGTCGGCCGCGAAGTAGCCGTCCGCGACCCGGAAGTACCCCTGCAGCTCGACGGTATCGCCCGCGGTGAGCGGCACCATGGTCTGCAGCCAGATGGCAGTGGCGAGCGAGACGTGGGTGGCGGAGATTTCGCCGAGGGAGCCGCGGATTTCGGTCGTGCCATTGAGGACGAGCCGCCCGCTCATCCGCGCGGTCGTACTGGCGTTGACCTTGTAGAGCAGCGTCGCGCCGAAGAGGTAGGTGCCATCCGAAGGCGCCACGAAAATGTTGTTCGCGGCGTCGAACGCGCCCTGATCGTTGTAGTCGGTGTTGTTGAGGCCGATCTTCGTCCAGGTTCCGACGCCCACGTAGTTGTCGTAGTTGGTCCAGGCCTTGAAGCGAGGCAGGCGCGGCTGGTCGACGATGCCGGTGGCGTTGTCGACGCTCAGCCCGTCGAAGAAGGTGCTGCCGTCGGCCGAGACCGCGAGGCGGAAGCGGTCGGAGCCGAAGAGCCCCACCAGCGCCTTGGTCACGAAGCCGGTCTGCAGCGTCAGGCCGAGATCGTCGCCAGCGGCCTCCTTGTTCATGGTGTAGAACAGATCGCCGGTGCCACCCTCGGCCACGGACTTCGCCGTCCAAAGCGCGGCGTTGAGCTTGGCCGAGAACGGGTTCGACGCATCTGCCGTCGTGCCCAACCCTAGCAGCGCCATGTTCTGCAGCGCCGTGGGCGTGGTGCCGACCCAGTCCGCGCCGTCATAGACCAGCAGCAGGCCCTCGTCCTCGACCCATGCCCGCCACCCGCTCCGCGGCGGCAGACGCAGCCACGCGCCGTCCGTCCAGAGCGCCACGTTCAGGTCCCACCCCGCCCAGTCGCCGGTGGCGCCGGAGCCGACGATGTAGCGGTCGCCATCGGCAGGGTTCGCTGGTGGTGCTACCAAGTCGCGGTCGAGCACCGAGAGCTGGACGAGCCCGTCGAGGATCCGCAGCGCCTCGTTGTGGGTGACGTGCTTCTGGGCCTGCGCCGCCAGGATGTAGGGCAGCAGGAGATGGGTCGTGGCGTCGGACATGGGATGGCCTTCAGAGTATCAGCGTGACGGTCTTGGGCGCGCCCCGCCCCACGAGGGCGGAGAGCTGGAAGATGCGGACGGTGAGGTTGTCGCCGGGGCCGAGCGGCGCGCCCCAATCGGCGCTCTGCTGGGCGGCCGTGTAGGTCGCGCTGGTGGTGGTCGTGCTCAGCACCCGCTTCACAGTAGGGCCGTCGAGGATCTCCACCTCGTAGGCTTCCAGTTCCTCGGCCAGCGGCACCTCCAGCCCGCCCCAGCTGTCGGCCGCGAGCGCGCGGGACCGGCGCGTCCAGCGGATGGTGAGATCACCGGGCGTGCGCGGCGCGCGCCATGGCTGCTCGACATGGGCAACCGAGAACGGCCGCAGTCCGACGCCCTCGGGCGTGAAGGACTGCGCGACGTAGGTCTCGTCGTTGACCGGGCGGCTCGCCGGGCCGATGCGCCAGTTCCACGAGATGCCGAGATCAGCCTCGGCGACTGGCAGGGACGCCAGCGCGGTGTCCAGCACAACGACCCGCGCGCCCGCCGGCGCGGGATTGCCCATGGCGCCCTCGGTGCCGCGCTGGCCGCGCAGGAGCCGGGTGAGATGATACCGACCCGGCGCCAGTAGCTCGGCCGCGCCCGCCTGCACGATCTCCCAGACGCCGGGCGCACTCTCGATGGCGAGCGCGTTGGCCCCACCGAACAGGGTCAGGTCGGTGACACTTTCGAGCGTGCCGGAGACCAGATCGACGACCAGCGCATTGCCGAGATCGAAGCGCGAGGTCGGGCCCGGATAGAAGTCCGACACCAGCCTGCCAATCCGGGCGCGGCTGCTGAAGGTGGTCAGCAATGCAAACCCATCCGCCCCCGGGCTGCGGAAGACCGCCAACTCGCCCGGCCAGGGAACCGCATGGGCGGCCACCATCGGCCGGTGCGCGGGCTGGTCCTCGGACAGTTGCGGCAGGTCGAGCGTCACCACATCCGGCGCACCGAAGACCACGGACCGGGTCAGCGTGGCCGGACGCGGATCGCCAGGCGGCAGGTCATAGGCGGCGCGGTCCTGACGGACAGCCTCGATGCCACGCCCATCAGAGTCCGCGATGGACACCAGCCGCAACTCCATCTCGCGACCGTCATGCGCGAAGCGGATCGCGTCGGCCGGATCGAGCGCGAGCCGCGAGGGCGGCAGACGGAACGCCGCCGTCTCGCGCCCCACCCACGCCTCCATCAACGCGCGGCGGCAGCGGCGCTCGGCCTCCTCGGGCGGGACCGCCATGGGAAAGGACTCCGAGCCGATCCGGGTCGTGTCGACGGTGATCCGCCGCGCCTCGACGAGGGCCGCGTCGTAGTCTTCGTCGGCACGGGAGACCTGCCATTTCAGGGCCTGCGGCAGTTCGGTCTCCTGGCCGCGCGTCAGTTCCTGCACGTCGCCCTCACGGGCGGCCACCAGATCGTCGGGCGCGAGGGTGGCGACAGAGGCCCGGCCGCGCATGACGAAGCGGATCACGCCCTCGGTCTCCACCGCATCGAAGCCGAAGTGGCGCGACAGCGTGGTGATCGAGGCGCGCGGGCTTTCCAGCGCCGTGATGGCGTAGCCCTCGACCGCGCCCCAGAGGCCCGAGACGTCGATCCGGGGCCCGGGCAACCCCGCACGCAGGCAGAGATGCCGGACCAGTGCTGCCAGCGACACCGCGCCGAGACGGCCGGTCAGCCAGTGGCCGAGCCGCCAGTTCGCGCCGTCCGTCCAGACGTCGGTGAGCGCCGGGAAGAACGGATAGGGCCGCGCGTCCCAGGTCCAGGCAGCGCATTCGGGGACGTGCACCATGCGGCCGCCGTAGACCGACGACACCGGGTTGTTCGCCGGAGTGCCCCACCAGAGATACGTCGCTTCCAGATAAGCGCGCTGGATCGCGTCATCGCGCCAGCCGCGTGAGAAATGCGGCGTGAAGCTTTCCGACGATTTCGGGTCGAAGAAGACGTTCGGCTGGTTTGTGCCCCGGTCGATGGCCGGGCAGCCGAGCTCGGTGAACCAGATCGCCTTGGACTCGGGTACCCACGCGGTCGGCGTCCCGCTCTCCACCCCGCCCGGACGGTCGTAGTGCGCGTTCGACCACCAGGCGCGCAGATCCTTGTAGCGGAAGACCCATGGCTTGCCGGCGGCGCCATCGGTGATGGGCGTCCGGACCTGCGCCGACCGGTCGGCGGCGCTTGCATAGAACCAGTCGAAGCCCTCGCCACCCGCGATGTTCGCCTGCAGGTAGGCGCGGTCGTAGATCGCGGGCCAGCCCTCGTTCGGGGGCTCGCTCGAACCGATGGCGCTCGCCCCCTCACCGTCGGCATGCTCGAAGCCGTCGCGCCAGTCGGAGAGCGGCATGTAGTTGTCGATCCCGACGAAATCGATCTCCGGATCGGCCCAGAGTGGATCGAGGTGGAAGAACACGTCGCCCGAGCCGTCGCCCGGCTGGTGCCCGAAATACTCCGACCAGTCCGCCGCGTAGCCGATCTTCGTCCCGGACCCGAGGATCGAGCGCACATCCGCGAGCAGATCCCGATAGGCCTGCACGGCCGGATAGGTGGACGCGCCCGAGCGGATGGTGGTCAGCCCCGGCATCTCGGTCCCGATGAGGAATGCATCGACCCCGCCCGCCGCCGCGCAGAGATGGGCGTAGTGCAGCACCATGCGCCGAAGACCCCAGTCGCCCGATGGCCCGGTCCAGGAGACCGACTCACCCGAGACGCTGAAGCTGGCGGGCGTGGCCGCGCCAAACAGCGCCGCCACTTGGCTTGCGGCCGTGGCGGTCTTGTCCACGGTTCCGGCGAAGCCAGCGGCAGGCGAACAGGTGATCCGGCCCCGCCAGGGGAATACAGGCTGGCCCGTCTCCGCGGCGTTGTCGCTGTAGGGGTTCGGCAGCGTGTTGCCGGGCGGGACATCCATCAGGATGAACGGATAGAAGGTGACGCGCAGCCCGCGCGCCTTCATCTCCTGGATCGCCTGCACCACGGCGAAGTCGGACGGCGTGCCGCCATAGACCGGGCGGTCCTGATCGTCGCGGCTGACGAGGAAGGCGTTGGCGCGGCTGACGCCGTTCACCGACCAGCTGGCGGGGGTGGTCGACTTGGCCGACACCTCGACGCCCGGCCGCACCTTGCACGATCCCGCGCGCAGGTCGTCGCCGAACCACGCGACGACGAGGCTGACGCTCTCGACCGCCGGAACCATGGCCTGCAGCCGGTCGAGCGCTTCCACCATGTCGGTGGAGTCGGCCAGCGCGTTCAGGTTCTCTGGCACCGTCGCGCCGCCATCGGTCTTGCGGATGGCCTGTGTCGCGTAGGTGAACTCGCCCGAGGCCGGGATCATGGTGACCGCGCGGGTCAGCCCCTCGGCCGTGTCGGGATCCGCGAGCGGGCGGAACACCTCGAAGGAGAGCTGCGGCAGGCGGTTGCCATAGGTCGAGAGCGCCAGTTCCTCGAAGACGACATAGGCGGTGCCGCGATAGGCGGGCGTGTTCGCCGCGCCCATCTTCGCGGCAATGAACGGGTCCGCCGTCTGCGTCTCGTCACCCGGATACCAGCGCCAGGTGACGCCGGAGAGGTCCATCGGCTTGCCGTCCGCCCAGATGCGGCCGATGCCGGTGATCGGGCCCTCGCACAATGCGACCGCAAAGCTCGCATAGTACAGATACTCGGTCGTCTTGACCTTGCCGCCGCCGCCGCCCTTGCCGCCGCCTTGGGTGGTGGTCTTCGTCTCCTCGCGGAAATCCGTCGCCCAGATGATGTTGCCGCCCATGCGCATCCGGCCGTAGAGCCGCGGGATGACCGCACCCTCGGTGGCCGAGGTGATGCGCAGCGTGTCGAGCCGCGCTCCCTCGATGCGCTGGGTGGGCGCCAGCGACGAGATGATCCAGCTGTCGACGACCGAGCCGATGGTGGAGCCGATGAAGCCGCCGATGGTCGCGGCGCTGACGCCGAGGATCGCGCCGCCGATGCTGCCGCCAATGGCGGCACCGGCTGCGCCGAGAACGAGGGTGGCCATGTCGGGGTCTCAGCGTTGCGGGAACAGGAAGGCGAAGGCGATGCGCCGCCGCCAGGATGAGGTGAGCGGTTCCTCGATCACGCCGAGCCGCTCGTAGGCATGGAGGAAGCTGTCGGGGCCGGTCAGAATCCCGACATGCTTGGCGATGGCGCGGGGCCTCATGCGGAAGAGGACCAGCGCGCCGGGACCGGCATCGGCCGGAGAGATCTCGGGCATAATGCGCCGCGCGCCCTCGGCGAGGACCTCGCGCGGGCCGGTTTCGCCCCAGTCCCGGCTGTAGGGCGGGATCGGGAACGGCTCGGGGCCGACGACCTCGCGCCAGACGCCCCGGGCGAGCCCGAGGCAATCGCAGCCGATGCCCCGGAGGCTGGCCTGGTCGTGGTACGGCGTGCCGAGCCAGGAGCGCGCAATTGCGATGACGCGGGTGGAATCGGCGGAGGTCACAGCACGCCCCCGTCATGGCCGCCATCCTTCGTCGCGTAGCGCAGGATCGTGTCTTGCCCGGGGATGTGCGGGAAGCCGCGGAAGTTGGCTGTGTTCGCGAACTTCGCCCCGCAGGTCTCCATGCGCTTGTCGCAACCGGCGCGGATGGTGAAGGCGTCGCTCTCGGCGATCGCGCGCACCGGCGCTTCGAGCAGGGTCAGGATGGCGACGCCGTCCGTCACGTCATGGCCCAGCACCTCGGCCTGACGCCCCGCGTTGGAGCCGCTGGTCCATTCGATGGTCCCGAAGGTGAACCAGCCGGCCTCGAACCCGCCTAGGCCCGAAGCGGTGAAGGCCCGGTCGCGCAAGAGATCGATGACGGCGCCCGTGCCCTTGTAGGCCGGGTCCTCGAGATCGACGCCGCAGCGCCCATCGCCGAGCGCGGCGTCGCAGGTCGCCTGGAAGGTCCGCCCCACGGTCTGGCCGAGGACGTGGGCGAGCGAGCGAACTTCGGCGACGAAGGCCAGCCGCCCGCGCCGGATCTGGCCGATGGCGCCCCGGCGCATCAGCACGCGCTGGCCCTTGTCGGCCCAGTTCACCCGCCAGACCTCGACCTCGGCGTTGTCCCAGCGGCCGTCCAGGATGTCGGTCTCGGTGATCCGGTCCGAGGTCAGTACGCCTTCGGCGTCCTGCGCATCGACGGACAGGTCCGAGCCCGAACGGACCTCGGAAGCCGTCAGCCCGCTTTCTGGCTCGAAGTCCGTGCCGTCGAAGGAAAGCATCCGGTCATGGTCGGTGAAGCCGAAACTCGTGCCGTCGGCGCGAGTGATGCGCCAGCACCAGGCGAGCGTGGTCGTGCCCTCGTCGAGATGGGCCTGCAGAGCGGGATCGAGGGTCTTCATCGGCAGGTTCCCGTCATTCGGTCGTCGAGATCCGCGATCCAGCTCGCCCAGTCCGGCGGCATGGTTGCGACAGTCTCGGCGGACGGCCGGGCGAGCCGCGCCTCGGCGTAGGAGGCGCAGCCGGCATCACCAGCGCCCATCGTTGCGGCGCAGCCGCTCAGCAGGATCGCCGGCACCGCGGCCGTCACGAACCGCGTCGCGCCCGCGTTCGACCTTCTCCACCGTGTCGTCCATCGCATCGCGTTCCGCCTCCCGTTTGCCCGCGCGTTTGCCTTCCACACGCCCCCAGACCCGGGCGAGGACGACGCCCCCGACCGCGCCCAAGGCCGCGACCAGCCAGATCAGGAGATCAGCCATCGTCCCGCTCCCCGCGCGGCGGCGACGCACAGGGCTGCGACGAAGACGCCGAGGAAGCCGCCCACGACCAGACCGGCGATGAACTCAAGCATCGCCGCGGAACCCGCGCTCGATCCGGTCGCGCAGGCCGATCAGGCCGAGACCGAGGAACATCAGCCCGGCCGGCGAGGCATCGCCGCTGCCGGCAAGCAGCGCGACGAGCCGGGACAGTTCGCCGAACGGTCCGGTCGCGGGCAGCGCGAGGGAGGCGATGCCGGTGAGCATGGCGAGCAGTCCCGCCCACCAGGTCATCGAGTTGGGACGAACGTAGCGCATGGGTCAGGCCCTCCGGATCAGGGTGGAGAAGAAGGCGACCAGCCGGGCGAGCCAGCCGGTCGGCGTGTCGGGTGCAGGCTCGAGGACTGGAGGGGTCGGCGACGGCCCGCGAGCCAAGGTCAGAGCCTGATCCTCGGTCAGGCGGCGGATAGGCCGGGAGAAGTCCACGCGGCCCGTGCGATCCACGGACCAGACCGGGATCGTGCCGCCGGGATAGCGGCCATGGCGGAACAGGTCGCGCTCGGCTTCGCGGCGCGGAATGATCGAGGCCGGTCGCCGCCAGTTCAGAAACGCGTCGGCGGCTGCAACGCGATTGCCGGCATTGAGGTGCCGAGTCAGCGCAGCTTTCGCGATGCCGCCGGTATTGTAGTGGAACGAGACCAACGCATCGAACTCGTGGGGCGCCAGCGGCACTTTCACGGCACGCAGAACGGCGGCCTCGTAACGCGCAAGGTCGGTACGGAAGACACGGAAGGCATCGCGGATCCCGGCATCGAGGTCCGCGGGCATGCCGCGCGGCATCGTGGCGGGGTCGGGTGGCCCGGCCGCGGCCGTGTGGCCGATGCCGAAGGTCCAGACCTGTTTCACATCGAGATAGGGTCCGGGCACGAGTCCTTCGTGCCGGACGAGGGCCAGCAGGCCCCGGTCGGTCATGTGCATGGGATTACCGGAGAAGCGAGAGGATCAGGATCAGTGCCGCGACGACGAGACCGATACGCAGGCGGTGAACGAAGGCCTGCCGGGGGTCGGCGGGGTCGCAGCGGAGAGAGCGCGCGAGGCGGAGAAGGTCATTCATCGCCGCTGCCTTCGTTGGCGCGGCGCAGCCGGGCGAGCAGCATCTCGATGAAGGCCGGCCCAAAGACGCCGACGAGATAGGCGGCGGACCCCGCCGCCCCGCCCGCCGGGATCGCCTCGGGCGGCAGGCCGAGCCAGGCGGTGATCACGGCCATGGAAAGGCTGCCCATTCCGGCTGCGATCAGCCCCCCAAGCAGGATGTGCCGCAGCGCATCGCGCAGCCGCATCCTGGTGGTCAGCGCGTTCGTTGCCCCGCCAAGCGCGCCCCAGGCGGCCAAAATCACGGCGGTCGATGCCGCGAGCTCGCGCAGCACGGCGGCGACAAAGCTGCCGGTGTCGTTCATCGCCGGATCTCCAGAAGCGGTATGGAGGTGATCGAGCCGAGCCGCTCGAGGTCGAGCGTCACGTCGAGCACGTCGGTGTCGAAGCGGACCGGCACGTCGAAGGCGAAGCCCGCGGTGATCGCGACGCCCGCGCCCGGCGCGGCGCCGAAGGTGACGACGCCGGTCGTGGTGTCGACGGACCAGCCGGAGAGCTGCTCCGCGCCATCGAGGGCGATGCGCACGGAGCCGGCGACCGGCTTGGTGATCGTCCGGGTCCATATCTGGCCGCCCGAGGCGTAGCGCTTCAGCAGCTGGAAGCCGGTCGTCGTACTGTCGCCGGTGCCGATGGGCTGGTCGGTGGGTGCTGGCACCTGCGACGGCAGGCAGGACTTGTGGTCGCCCCAATCCTTGAAGCGGAAGCCATGGAGGCGGCCGTTGCGCGCCTCGAAGAAGGCGACCACTACCGCCAGATCGTCGGCGCGGCGGATGCCGTAGGCGACATCGTAGCGGCGGCGCGAGTTGGCCCAGCTGGCGTTGCGTTCCTCGTCGCCCGAGGCGAGCTCGACGATCTGGGTGCGCCGTTCCGGCCCTCCGCGCGCGCCGCGACTGATGTTGTCGGGAAACCGAACCTCGTGAAACGCCATCACATGCCCCTCCGTCCCAGCGAGACGGCGCGGGCGATGTCCGCGGCCACCTGTGTCCTTGATTGGCGAAAGCTCTCGGCGTCGCGGGCCATGATGGTGACGTTGACGCCACGACCCGCGCCGTAGCTTTGCGCTTCGCGCCGCGACAGCACGCGCTCCCCGCGTTGCAGGATCGCGGGCACTTCGTCGTGGCGAAGTCCAGCCATGCCGCCGCCATGCATCCGGGGCGCAGCGGCGAAGGCCATGGCCGGGACCATCCGCGAGGGTCCGGTCGATCCGACCATCCCGCCCGCATGCAGGACACTGGCGAAGATTCCGCCCGCACCGGAGAACACGCCTGAGAGCGCATTGGCGATCGGCCCGAGGATGAACCGCCGCGCCGCGAGCTGGGCGAGATCGGCCAGCAGCGAGGTGACGAGGTCGCGGAAGTTCAGCTTGCCGGTCTTCACGAACTGGCCCACCGCGTTCTCGGCCGACTGGAAGGCGCCGACGAGGCTCTGGCCGATGTCGCCGCCGATCTCGCGGGCCTTGCTGGCGTAGTCCGAAAGAGCGGCGGTGACGGCCTGCCAGCCGGTGACGGCTGCCTCGGTCGCGGGCTCCGCTGCCGCAGCAGCAGCCCCTGCGGCCGCGCCCGCACCGGTCGCGGCGCGTCCGGCGTCGCCGAGCGCCGTCTCCAGCCGCTCGGCAGCACCCGTGGCCTCGGTCAGCGCATCGGCGCTCGCCTCATCGGTGCCGCGCACCGCGTCGCGGAGCGCCTGCCAACTTTCGAGGGGCGCACGTGCCCCCTCAGCCAGATCGCGCGCGGCGCCGCGATACAGGTTGGCGGACTCGAGCGCGCGGTTCGCCGCCTCGGCCAGACCAAGGTCGGGCGCGCTCAGCGGGTTGTCCTCGAAGGCCCGGTCGAAAGCCGCCTGCGCAGCTGTCGTGGCGGCACTGGCCGCACCCTCGAAGCGGTTCTCGATCTCGCCGAGGTCGAGGTCCGGCACCAGCGAGATGCGCCGCTCCGACCCGAGCGCTTCCAGCCCCTGGTTGATCCCCCCGATGAAGCCGTTGATGCGCGAGACCACGCCGTTCAGCATCGCCTCGACGCCGTCGATCAGGCTGTTGGCCGCCTGAAACGCAAGATCGCCGATGGCGGCAGGCAGCAGACCCCAGATCGCCTTGATCGCCTCATAGGCGCCTTCGAAGGTGTTCGCGGCGGTGTTGCCGAAAGCCACGACGCTCTCGATGGCGCTCTGCATTCCCGACGCGGCGTCGGCCTTCAGCTCGAAGAACATCGCCGTGGCGGCGGCACCCGCCGCTGCGGCGCCCATCCTGATGCGTTCCCAAACCTCGACCGCGAGGTCCTTCAGGAGCGACATGGCTTCTCCGAAACCGCCCGCACCGGAGACGAGACGGGTGAACTGATAGACGAGCTCGCCCGCGCCGACGATCAGCGCGCCGATGCCCGTGCGGATGAGCGCCCCGCGCAGGACGACCAGCGCTGTGGCGAGGCCCCGGACGGAGAGCGCGGCGGCGGCCATGCCGGCGACCCAGCGTCCCGCGAGGAAGGCTGCGAAGGTGGCGGCATACGTGGTCAGCCGGCCGATATTGTCGAAGAGACCGCGGATCGCGATGCCGAGCGGCCCGGTGCGGCTAGCGATGGCGGCCATGGCGTTGGCGACGGCTTCCAGTGCCGGGGCTGCGGCGACGGCCAGCTGGTTGGAGAGCCCCCGCCAGATGAGCCCGAGGCGCGAGATTGCGTCGTTCGTGCGCTCGATCTGGTCGGCATCCTGCTCTGAGACGACGACACCGAATGCGCGCACGTCCTCCGTCGCTTGGCGCAGCGTCTCGGTGTCGATACGGCTCATGGCGATGGAGCCTTCCTCGCCGAAAAGCTGACCTGCGACAGCGGCGCGTTCGGCCGCAGGCACGAAGTTCTCGATCGCCGCGTTGATCGCACCCACGCGCTGGTCCAGCGGCAGGGCGATCAACTCGTTGGCGGAAAGCCCCAGCCGGTCGAGCGCGTCGGCAGCCGGGCCGGTCCCGGCGGCCGCCTGGCTGAGACGGCGCGTCAGATCCTTCGTCGCCTGCTCGATGCCGGACATCGACACGCCCGCCAACTCGCCCGCGCGTTCCAGCGTCTGGATCGAGGCGACGGTGGTGCCGAGGGACTGCGCGAGCTTGGCCTGCGCATCGACGGTCTGCAGGCCGGAGCGGATCATCGCCACACCGGCGGCGGCAGCGGCTGCCACGGCGGCGGCGGCCGCGACCCGCACCCGCCGCGAGAAGGCTGCAAGCCGGGCGTTCGCCGCTTCCATCTCGCGGCTGAGCCGTCCGAAGCCGCGCGACCCGGCCTCGCCGACACCTTCCAGCTCGGCGCGCACCTGCCGCCCGCCCACGGCCGCGAGGCGGACGCTGACCCTCTTTTCTGCCATCGATCAGGGACCTTGCTATCGCCCCGAGGGCGTCTTACGTTTATGCCATCGATCAAGTGAGAGTATGACCATGGCCGAGACCGCGACCCTGTCCTCGAAGTTCCAGATTTCGATCCCCAAGGCGATCCGCGCGGCGCAGCACTGGGAAGCCGGGCTAACCTTTGCCTTCATCCCGAAAGGCACGGGCGTCCTGCTTGTGCCGGTGCCCAAGCGGGAGGCGCTGAAGGGGCTCGCGCGCGGCGCGTCCGCCACCGATTATCGCGACCGGACGGACCGGTTCTGATGATCCTCGTCGACACGTCGGCGTGGATCGAGTGGCTCATCGGCTCGCCGACCGGCGAGAAGCTGTCTGAACATCTGCCCGAACAGGCCGACTGGCTCGTCCCGACCATGGTCCAGCTCGAGCTGGCGAAATGGCTGACCCGCGAGGTCGGCGAGGACAAGGCCGATCAGGTGATCGCCTTCACGCAGGTCTGCCAGGTCGTTCCGCTCGACACCGAGATCGCGCTGGCGGCGGCGGAAGCGTGCCGGGAGCACAAGCTTGCGACTGCCGACGCGATCATCTTCGCAACCGCCCGCGCACAGGGCGCGACGCTCCTGACCTGCGACGCACATTTCGAGGGACTGCCCGTCGTCACGCTGATCGAGAAGATCAAGGCCTGACCCCCGGGCCACCGTTCACCGTCAATTCCTCGTTCAGTTTCCGCACCATCGCCGCTTCGATGACGGGCAGCAGTTCGGCCATGGCGAGCGGCGGCACGCCGAGGGCGTCACCGAGCGCGAGCGCCGCCGACATGTCCCAGCCGATCACAGCGCCCGGCAGCACACGAAGTTGGCCGCCGAGACGGCCGACCAGGTCCCAGACCTGCCACGCCTCATGGGTTAGCGGCCGGTTCAGCCGCGCCGGGCAGTCTTCGCACGCTTGCGCGCAGGCTTCGCAGTATCGGTCGCCCCCGCCGAAGGACCATTCGGCGAGAGCGCGGAGGCGTTTTTTTCCTGTTCCAGCAACAGGCCCTTCGAGACGTAGGTCAGCTGGAAGGCTTCGAAGATCGGCCAGACGTCGAGCAGCGCGTCGATGGCTTCGGGGCTGGGGTCAATCGGCTTGCCGTCGGCGTCGCCGATGCCCTCCCAGACGAGTACCGCCCGGCGAGCGAGCGCCTTGGCGAAGGCGACGGCGCGCTCCTCGTCGGAGGCCTCCTCGGGCACCGCCTCGACGGCCGCATCGCTGCGCGTCGCCACCATCAGCGCCGTGGTCAGCGGGCGCAGCTGCACCCGCACGCCCGGGGCGAGGTCTTGCCAGCGCGGAGCGTTGGTCAGGTCGAGCGTCAGCATCCTCAGTACACCTCTATGTCGTTGATCAGGGTTGCGGTGCACATCCGGCCGACGACGCTGTCGCGGGCCGCCTGCCAGTCGAAGGTCGCCTGCACCCCCTGCGGTCCGGAAATCTCGATGCGCGGGCGCGGCAGGTAGACGGCGTGCACGGTGAAGGTGAAGCTCTCGCCCGAGGGCAGGACGTAGGCGAATTCCATCTCGCAGGCTTCGCCGTTGATCGCCTGCGTCACCAGCGTCTGGTCGGCGAAGCGCACCTCGATCCGGCCAGTGAGCGCGGCAATGGAGGGGTCCGCGCCGTCGATGCGCCCGTCCGAGCGGATGGTCTCGATCCGGTCGAGGTTGTTGGCGTAGGTGATCTCGGCCGAGACCACATTCCCCAAGGCGGTCCCATTGCGGGTAATCGCCCCGTTGAAATGCCCGAAGCGCTTAAGCTCCAGCGCAGCGGGTGTTCCGGCGCTGGTGGTCGTGCCCACCGTCTCGCCCTGCGCCACCAGCCGCGCCGTCGCGGTCAGCAGGCCAGACCGCTGCATCTGCCAGGTGATCTGGTCGAGGACGCAGCCGGAATACATCGCATAGCGTGGCACCTCGGGCATGCCGGTCTCGATCGACATGCTGGGCAGCGTCCAGGACCCCGACTGGAACTCGTGGCTGTACGGCGCTTCCGCACCAGTGGTCGTCGGCGTGCCGAACGCCGCCTTCAGCCAGAAGCCGAAAGCCTCGGCGTCGAGCGGCACGACGACATCGCCGTCGGCCGTCACCGCATCCTTGATCGGCGCCAGCGGGTCGCGGCCGTAGCCCAGCAACTCCGAGTTCAGCAGCGGCTGCTCCGCCCCCAGCGAGGTGCTGGCGAAGGGCATGCGGGTGAAGCCGCTCGCGGGCGGCGTTCCATAGGTCGTTTCGAACGCAAGCGCCATCAGCGCCCGCGCCCCCTGGGCTCGTGCCATGGTGTTCTCCTCGGGTTGTCGGGGTCAGGCCAGCTGGTCGGCCGTGGAATAGTGCAGCACCACCGGGATCACGGCGGCCTTCAGGCTGGCCGCGCCCTCGACCGGCAGATCGACCGGGCGCGGGGCTTCGGCCTCGACCCAGTCGCAGAACCCGCCCAGCGTCCGGTCGCCGGCGAGCACCGTGCCGATGCTCGCGGTCAGCGCGTCAAAGGCGGCGTCACGTGCAGCGCCCTGAACGACGGCCTCGATCTCGGCCCGGTGCTGGTAATGGTAGCGCAGGGGCGACAGCGTGACCTCAGGCTCACCCGGCTCGCCATCGCGCAAGATCAGCAGGCCGTCAGCCGGCACGCGCTCGGGCAGGACGTCGCCGCGCAGGGCGGTGGCGGGCAGCGCCGACAGGCGCGCGTGCAGCGCGGCGAGGATGGTTTCGCGCAGGGTTGGCATGTGGTATTCGAACCCTGTTCCAGAGTAGGTTGAGGCTTGAAATATTTGAAGTTTGGCGAACTCCCGAAGTTTAACCCCACCACGGTGAAGGCCGCCTCAGAAAAGATTTCTGCGGCGATCAAGTTCGCTGAGCCTCATGCCGACCGCGCTCTCGATTGGGGACGAAGGCAGCAAGAGAGGGCGAGTTCGCAGTTGCCGAACGCCAGCGAGATTGAAGCATGGGCGCGGAAAAATGCAGAGCGCTATGGCTGGCGCCCAAGGCCGTTATCGACCTCCTTGGAACATCTCGAGGAAACGCTCACGCAGATCGTCTCGGCAATCCGCCAGACATCCGACCGACGATCGCGGCTTTTCGTCAACGCAGTCATAGGAAAGCTGAGTGGGGCGATGGCAATCGGTGGTATCTCGGGACTCGTTGCCACGTTCGGTGCAGCATCTACAGGAACTGCAATTGCATCCCTTTCCGGCGCAGCCGCGACGACAGCGCAGCTCTACTGGATTGGTTCTATAGTTGGGCTTGGGGTTGCAGGCGGTGGCCTCATGTTGGCAGCCGGCGGTGTGGGTGTCGGGGTCGCCGCTGGCATCTGGGGGCGAAGAAAGCTCCTTGGCAAACCTCGTTCCGAAGACGAACTTCAGGAGCACGAGAAAGCCGTCCTTGTAGCGTGCATAACGCTGATCAACGCGACGAAGCAGCAAAGAGAGCTGAGCGAGACTGCATCATCTGCAGATATGCGGCTTGTCGCCGAACAAGTGCTCATTCCGCTGGCGAACCAGATCAATCAGCACTGGGATGATGCTTCCCTCAAAGAGAACGGAAAGTCCGAATGCGAACCATTCACGCGAACACTGGCCTACCTGCAACGGCGCAAGCTCGATCAGTGCAGGGCCGAACTGGGCCGGATCGCGCTGGCAGCGATGGAGAAGGACGCGGCGGCCTGACCCGAAGCGCTGCGGTCGTCGTTGCTGTCACCCTGCAGCGCCTGCTCGATGAACCCACTCGCTCCTGGTCGATGGAAGAGGAACTTGTTCTCGATGCCCTCAGGCGGTCGGCGACGAGCCTGAACGGTGCCACGACAGAGGAACTGGCCGCTTACATCTCTGAGCTCAATCCCGAACAGCTGCGAGGTGTCGTGTCCAACGTGAAGGGCATCTACCACGAGTTGCTTTTCGTCCATGCTGAAAACATCGACGCAGATGACGTTGCCGCGCGGGTATTCGAGGCGACCAACCATCCCGGCGCAGATGTGGAGTTCATTGTTGACGGTGATGTCATCCATGCCGTTCAGCTAAAGGCAGTCGCCTCGCCAGCCGCGATCTTCGAGCATCTTGCCCGCTATCCGGACATCGAAATTGTCGCGACGGAAGAAGTGGCGGCTGTCGTTTCCGCTGCAAGTGGTTCAGGTTTTTCGAATGCGGCGATATCTGGCGATGTTTCACGCGTGTTCACCGAACTGCCGGGAGACAGTATGGCGGTCGAAATCGCAGAAGGTGCTGCAACCTCTGCTCTGTTGGCGGGAGCCATCTCTGCGGCTCAGGTTCTGCGATCCGGCAAGGTTTCCCGGCAGCAGTTTGCGACGGCGTTTGGCGACGTCTCCGTAGGCGCCATAACGGCGACAGCATTGGACGTTCTCCTCGACGGACTGGCCTGATTTCAACGCCCCTCCACCCAATTCGCCACGATCAGCCCCGGCACCGCATCGCGTGCCCGTTCGGCATCCCGTGCCAGATTCAGCCGCTTGGGCAGCCTGACCTGCGGCACCAGCAGGAAGATCGGCACGGTGGTCAGCCCGCGCCCGGTCTTCGAGCGCGACACCACCGCTTGGCCCTTCGTGTTCAACCGGCCCTCCGCCACCAGCAGGCTCGGTCCGGTGCGACGATAGACGAAGCGCAGGCGCAGGCCGCGTCGCCGCTCCCATTCGCCGGGGGTGATCCTGCCGCCGCGCAGGCCGCGGCCGGCGGCTGGCGTCGGGATCGCCAGCCAGAAGCCGTCCCTAGAACGGATCAGCGGTCCGGTATCGTGGGCGCCGACAATGACCGGGGCCTTGGACCAGACGAGCGCCGCGGCGTTCAGGCTTTCGCCGGCCTTCGGGTAGGTCTGGCTCCGGATCGAGTTCGCGAGCCGTCGCCCGAGCCCGGCGCCTGTGATCTGGCCGCGCCAGGCGGTCTTCAGCCCGGTGCCGGCCTCGCGCATGGCGGCGGTGACCGCCTTCTCGCCGGCCTTCACCTCTGCCGCCATGGCGGCGACGAGATCGGGCGCGATGTCGAGCTTCAGCTTCATCGCGATCATGCCGGGCGCAGATCGACGGTCCAGACCAGCCGCTCGCGGTCGCGGACGGGCTCGCCCTGGATAAGGAAAGCCTCGCCGTCGATCTCGATCCGGTCGCCGGGACGCGGGTTTGCGACCTCCGCGAGGCGCAGATCCAGCCGAGTGGTTTCCGACCAGATGCGCGCGTCGCCGAAGCCGGTGACGTCGTCGGGTCGGCGCAGGATCGCGCGGACCAGCACCGGCGCGCCGCCCTCGGCGGTGTAGACGACGTCACGTGCGAGATGCGCATCGGCGAAGAGCGCGTCGAGGGCGGCGGCGAAGACGGTCATCAGGTCCGTCGTGCTGAGCGCAGCACCTGCGGGCGAGT